TAGGCCAGACCAGACAGTGTTGTTGCTCCAGTTCCGCCGTTTGCAACAGGCAGCGCCGTACCCGAGTAGGTGATGGCCAAGGTTCCACTGGTAGTGATTGGACTGCCGGAAATCGACAAGAAGGACGGCACAGTCGCCGCCACAGAAGTCACAGACCCAGAACCCTTGCTGTTGAATGTGTTCCAGTCTGTCGACGTCAAATATCCGCTCACCAGCGAAGTGGCTGCAGGCATGCTCAAATGACTTGCAGACGTGCCAGATCCTGTCAGGGGTGCATCTGCTGTCACCGCAGTCAAGTATGCGCCTGCAGGCTGCTTGTTGTTGAACGTGTTCCAGTCTGTGCTGCTCAGATAGCCGTTTGTGCTGGTGGTGGCCTGAGTGATGCTCAAGGTACCAGCAGAGTACGCCAAGGGCGCACTGATCGTTGCGGCAGCCAGAGCGGTACCGTTGCCAAACAGCAAACCAGAAATTGACGTGGACAGCGTCAAGGCTGGAGTCAATCCGCCGCTTGATGTGCCTGCAAACCCATTTGCAGATGCAACAGACACTGCAGTGAGATAAGACCCAGCGGGTTGCTTGTTGTTGAACGTCGTCCAATCAGCAGCACTCAAGGCTCCACGGTTCGTTGCGGATGCTGTGGGCACGTTCAGCGTAATGACTGGTGTTGTCGTGCTGTTGGCAACAGTCGAACTCAGGTCAGTGCCAGTCGTTCCAATTGTGAGCGCCGACACGTTCGTAACTGTGCCCGTGCCATATGGAAGCGCGGGGATGTCTGCGGCCACCAAAGCCCGAAATGTTGGAGTGGCTGCCGCACCAGTTGTTGGCCCTGCCAACACATAGTTGGCCGTCTGAGTTGAGAAGTTCGATGGCGTCACGGCCAAAGTCCCGCCCAGTGTCAAGTTTCCGGTGGTGGTGACGGTGCCAGTTAAAGTGATGCCGCTGACCGTCCCCGTGCCACCCACAGAGGTCACCGATCCGGCCCCTTTGCCATTAAATATCGACCAGTCTGTCGACGTCAGGTATCCGTTCGATGTTGCACTGGCTGCGGCCATGCTGATCACGGGTGTCGATCCACCGGATGACACCACTGGCGCTGTGGCCGTAACCGAAGTCACTGTGCCCACGCTGATTGAGCCGCCCAAACTGACTGTCGTACCATTGATCACGATAGACGAGTTGGCCAATTGGGTATTGGAGATGGTTCCACTCAGATCCGTGGTAGGAACCGTCGTCGAGGCAGTCATCGCCGATGTGCCGTTGCCCTTGACGTATCCAGTCAGGGTCGAGGCACCAGTGCCGCCATTGGCCACCACCAAAACACCGCCCAAGGTGATCGATCCAGCAGTTGGCGTGGCTGGAGTCAGGCCAGTTGTGCCGCCGCTGAAGAACGTCACGCCCCCGGCAACACCGCTTGTGGCTGACGTCAAGCGCCCATAGGCGTCAACGGTGAATGTCGCGGACGAATACGTGCCCGGGGTGACCGCTGTGGTGGCCAGCCCAACGTCGGAGCGCCTGCAGCACCATTTCCATTGGTCACAACGACCTGTCCAGAGACCCCGGCAAGCGTCAATGGCGTGAAATTCGTGCCATTGATGGCCAGCATGCCCGTCCCTGATAGCGCCGCCACGTTGGCAAGGGTCGTCCCAAGGGATATGGTGGGGTTTCCAAGCACTCCATCGGCGTTGGTGATACCCAGACCACTCCCAACGGCCAAATTGCGTCCTACAAGCGTATTTGCGTTCGTCTTGACTTGGAGTCCGACTCCACTTGCGTTCAAGGACGGCACCGCCCCGGTCAAATTCAACACCAAATTGCTTTGAGCGCCGTTGTCGGCGAGACTCAGACCCGATCCAACACCGAAATATCGGCTGTTTGGCAGCGATGTCTCTCGGTTGACGGTCAGAAACGTCTGCTGGAGGTTCGGAGAACCCGCAATTTGGCCCGTGGTGGTCTGGACAGTGACACCATTTTGGACAATCGGCACAGACTCCAGCCCGGAAAGGGGCAGAGCCTGTGGAAGTTGGGTGATGGTGACTTGTGAAGACATCTCAGGGCTGCAATTTGATGGTGCTGTTGTTGCCGTCGTTCTCTGGATTGTCCGTATTTTGCTCCGTACTGAGCACCTCACCACCATATGGCGTGGTCACAATCTGGTTTGGATCTACGGCAACGCTGACATCTGGACGAGGATACTGCAATGCGATCCGTTCTGTCTTGCGTGCAGGCAGTCGGTACGGGTCTTTTTGATCTGCACAACCTTGTTGGCAGACTTTGAGGCCACTAAAGTTGGGGTCAGGCATCGCCTCGATGATAGGCCGCTTCATGCGGCATCGGTCGCAAATAAAAATTGCGATTGATGCATTGCCTTCGGTGTTGAGGAACCGTGGCATTTATTACCTTGTGTATACAGAAATGTTCGGGGCGAAGTAGATCGGAGACTTGTCCCGGTTCTCGTTCTCCATCATGATGAAATACTTCTCGGCTTGGCCTTCAAGGTACTGGATGCGCTGCAAATCCACGCCGGGCAGCAGAAGGCTCATCTGATGAGACAGCATCATCTGAATGGCTTGGTTGGCGTACTGGGGGATCTCCAGTTGGCCACTCAGGTCACCAACGTCCATCACTTGGCGCGAGTACCAAATCGTCATTTGAACGAATGGATCTGACGGCGCTGGCCACAGCGTGATCTTGGCCTGAGGGATCGTGCGGTTCAGCCAGTATTGGTATGGCTGGTTGGCCAAGAAATTCTTGTTGGGCAGGTTCGTGTAGTCGTCACGGTTCAAACGAGCCATGGTGACTTCAGTGGAGTTGTTGCCAACGTAGAACTCGGCCACGTTCAGCGTGCCGCCACCAATCTCACGCATGCGGTAGTACTGCGCGGTGACGCCCGGGTCGATGTCGTACCAAAGCCACTGTCCACTCACCCATGTGGTGACGCCAGTGTCTTCCAGCAAATTCCATGTCACGCCATCGCTCGACCACTCCAGCAAAATGTGGAACGAGCCAGACGTGGCAGGCAAGATACCAATCGAGCCAGCGTAGATGGGGTTGTTCAGGCCATAGTTGATGCCGATGTAGCCGTTGGGGCTTGTCTGCGCATCGGACGTCAGGACGTTGTTGTCAAAGGCTAGACCAGTGACGCCGGACGATGAGAAATAGCTTCCGCCTGCAGCAGGCGTTGGGCGTGTCAAGGTGCGATACAAGGCGTTCAGAACGTCGTTGCCGCCCACGGGCAGCAAGTACTCGTACTGGTCGGGTTGGAGGCCATAGACCTTCTTTTCGATGGCCCAGTAGTTGATGCCTTGGTTGATCAAGTTGCTCAGGATGAAGAACAGGGCTTGCTTGGACGCTTGCACCTGTTCCACGGTCAACTCTTCGGCCAGCTTGCCCGAATGACGAGCACCCTGATCAATGAAGTTTTGAACCGTGACAACGGTCTGACCGACTGTTCCTGAATACGCCATTTACCATTTCTCCATTTGATCGACTACCAACCCGGACATGACCAGCGCTGCATGGATGCACGCGCCCGACTGCCTTTTTCGCTCTTTTCCGCCACAGGCTCCATTCTGGCGCAAAAAGAGTCACGACGGGCACCGCCTTGAGGCTGTGGAGCCTTCAAATGCGATCCAGTCTCACGGTTGTATTTTGCCCGGCCTTTGGCGGTCAGACCAGCACCTTCTGAGGCTGGCAGCTTCTCGCCACGGCCAACGGCCAAACTGGGGCCGCCATCTTTCATCTTGGCCGTTTTGGCGGCTTCCTTGAAGGCTTTGGCCGTGGGAGCACCCTTGCTGCCCGGCTTGCGCATGCGCTCACCAGAACCCGCAGCAATTCGCTCCTGCTTGGCGTGGATTGCAGCATACAAGCCTTTAGGTTTGGTCATTTGAAGCCCCCAACGGCAAGGTTAAGATTTTCGTCGCCCAAAAACATGGACACATCTTTACACATTTCAAAAAAATCTTCGTAAGAAAAGTCAGACTTCATTCGGTTGATGGCTTGGCAAACCAAAACTGTGTTTTCTGGTGTGTAGCCAACTTTGCTGTCTATTCTCTCAATTGATACCGTATTCAAGCGCCCAGCTTCTAACGACATTTCACGACCGCTATACGCGCAAATTTTGCCTTGTTGACGCCAACACTTCACAACATCTTCAACGGACAATGCAAAAACCTGCTGGCGTTTGACTGCGCTTTTTTTTGCGTTTTGCAAAAATACCCGTGCGCGGCCTTCAATAGTTGAATTTAGTTTTTCCTGTGATCGTTTATTCCCGCCTGTGCAGCACTCTTTACACCAACTGTGAAGCCCGTCTGAAGTCTGCGCGTGTTTAAAAAACAAATCATGCGATTTGCTTTCTTTACATTTGAAGCAGGTTTTCGTCATGTCGTACAGACCTTTTTTCATGGCTCACCAGCTTGACTTGGCTTTGCCGCCAGACTTAAACGGTGCAGGTTTGCCGCCGCCAATCTTTTCAGACCAGTCTTTACGAGCCTTCTCCGCCATGGGTGGCATCTTGGCATAGCTTTGCAGCGTCTTGCTGAGTTGGACACGACCCCATCGGTCTTTTACCTTCTTCAAAGCCTCTTCGTCGCCAGACTTTTTGGCTGCATAAAACTTTTTGGAAAGGTCTCCGACAGCCTTGTGGTATTGCTTCAGACGGCGCTGGTCTGCTTTAACCACTCGGTTTGGAGTGTTGTCCATCTCTTCGCCGTCGTCATCGCTGCCACGGTTGGCGTTGTAGTAGTCGATGTCGCTGTCATAGTGGCGTGCATCCGGCGCAGGACGGTACCGGGTGCGTGCAGGTGCATCGTCATCCATGGAGCCGCCCATGGCCTTCTTCGCAGCACGCTTGGTGCTGTACGCGATGGCCACGGCCTGCTTAACAGGCTTGCCAGCTTTCACTTCAGTGGTGATGTTCTTTTTGAACGCTTTGTCAGATTTTGACTTGATCAACGGCATGTTGGCCTCACGGAGTCACGTTTGTTGTCACATCAGACTGGATCAAGTAACCCTCGATGCCCACGTTCACAGCAGCGGTGCTGGCGCTGGTGTTGAACAAGAACTGCAGGTCGGTCTTGCCAGAATACTTGCGAGGCATCACGCGACGCACTGAATAGCCAGCGGTGAATGGTGCCTTGGTGGTCACGATTGACACGCCAGCGCTGTTGACGCTGCTGTTTTGATAAAACAGATAGTTCAGGTTGTTGCCGTTGAACGAAGAGTTGGCATCCACTCGGGCGAGGTAGAAGTCAAAACCGTTGGGCACGGTGTAGATTGACATCAGCGAACGACCAAAGCCAGCATTGATCTGAGCATATGTTGTGCCGCCGTTCTTGGCTGTCACGTTGCCCACGGCATTGCCGGAAGTTGTGATCAGGCTGTTGATGCGCAAATACGATTTGGTGGTGTTCACACCTGTCGTGCCGTTCAACGCAACCACTTCGGAAATCTGGTTGTAGCCGGAGTCCAAACCGTTGATGGTGATGGTGACGGCGGTGTCGGATGCCGAAGAGCTTGCCAGCGTCATTACCACAGCCGAACTGGGGAATGTGTACGCTGTTGCGTTCTCCCACAGGGGGATTTGAGTCGTGGTGACTGCAGACTGAAAACCGTAAATGTTCACAGTGCTGTGACCATAAATCTCAGAGCGAGGAATCTGAAGATCAAATGGCTCAAACGTGCCAGCACGGGTAATTGAAGAGACTGTTGCTGTCATGATGTTTCCTTAAAAAGCGGGGGCCGAAGCCCCCACCTTACTTAGCACTTGCCGCCGCGCTTGCGACCCACAGGAGCAATCGTCGTCGACTCTTTGGTCTTCGTCACGCTACCTTCTGGAGGCTTGGGGGAACTGAACAAGTCCTTGACAGCGTTGAATGCACGCTTGGGGGCACCAAGGATGCTTTCGCGCATGGCTTCGTTTTCTTCCCTCTCACCTTTGCGCCAGCGGTCATAAGCACCGCCAGACATATCACCGCCCTCAGCTTTGCGTGCAACTTTGCCGCCACGCTTGAAGGTGCCAGACTGCAAGCTGTTTGCCACGGGTTGGCTGACGAAGTGCTTCGGCATTTTTACTGCCTTGCCGTCGTCGACAACATTACCCCCCGTGGCAAAATGCTTTTTTGCGGAACCACCGCGCTTGTAACCGCCAGCATTGGACTCACGAACGCCACCAGTGGTGCCATTCATTTTTCCAGCTTTTGACGTGTCAGCAGGACGGTTTTCCCAGTCGCCATCGTTTTCAATTGCACGACCGATACCGGGCACTTTGCCGCCGTGAGCTTTGTGGTGGATCTTGCCGCCATGCTTGAAGCCACCAGCATTTGACTCCTTGATGCCGCCAGTGCCGTGCGCTTTGTCGCGCTTGGCTTGGTGCATTTGTGTCTCAAGGTAATCGTGCTCGTTGCCTTCAATGGTGCCGTGCATCTTGACCTTGCCCTTGTTCACCTTTTCATGGGTGTCGGCAGGAATAGCGCCGCCAGTGGCTTTGTGATGCTTGGCGTGGCCGCCATGCTTGAAGCCAGCAGGTTTGCCTTCCTTGATCGCGCCAGTACCATGGTGCTTGTCGTGCTTGGAACCATCAACCACCTTGGTGCGCTCGAATTTCTTCTCGTCGCCTTTGATGGTTGTGCGGGTCTCGTCGCGGTCGATTTCGCCACCAGAAGCCTTGTGATGGACTTTGCCGCCCTTCTTCAGGCCATGATGAGCCTTGCTGGCCTTCTCATGCTCGTGGTGCTTGAGTTCTTTCTCGACCTTGTGCAGTTCAGCCTCAACCTTGCCACCCTTCTTGTACAAGTTGGGGTTCATGGCTTTGCGGCGTTCAGCCATGGAAGGCTTCTTGGGGGCGTGGCCGTGCTCGGCTTCAAAAGCCTCATGAGCGCCGTGCATGGAGCCACCATGAGCGTGGTGCATGGACTTGTGGCCATGCTCCTCGTGGTGCTTGTGGTGCTCCTTGTGATGCACCTTACCGCCTTTTTTGAGCTTCAGAATGACTGAAGGCTCGTCGGTCATCATTTTGACCATTGGCTTAAATTGACCCATATCGGCCTCCTATTAGGCTTGAGTTACGCCAAGAGCACCAGTGCGAGTTGCATTGGGGCCGCACGCAATTGCAGGGATTGCAATCGTCATCACCAGACGCTTGACGCCGTTGGAGGCGCTGGAGGGCGTGTAGGTGCCACGCACATCGCCAGTGGTCGATGTCGCAGGGTTGGTCATGTCTGCAGCAACAAAAGTGCCTGCGTCTTGAGCCAACGTGTTGTTCCAACCGACTTTCACAACATAACCAGCGTCAATGCAGCGCACTGGCAGGCCAAGGATGTCGGTTGTACCGATGGTCACAGCAGTTGCGGAACCGCTGATTGTTGCACCGGAAATCTGGAAGAAAGCCTTTTTGCCGTTGACGGGTGTACCAGCGGTGGCCACGGTGATCGTCTCGGTCATTGCCTGACCAAAATAATCGTAGCCGCTGATGGTCACCGCACGGGCTGTGGTCGAAGTGTTGACTTGCAGAGCGCGGGGTGTGTTCAATTGAACCACGGTTGTGCCGTCTGCACGAACAATCGACTTGGCCGATGTTCCGGCAGTCAGAACCAAAGCGCCAGCGCCAGAGGCTGTCTGCGAAGCGGCAATGTTTGCGGTCTGCAGTGTTTGTGGCACGCAATCCCAGACATACACGCGACCCAGAGGGCCAACACCCAGATCCATGGGGGATGGGTCACCCAGCGTACCGTCACCAGAAGCGGTGATGGTGATCGAACCTGTGGCCGAAGAAGAGGCGCTCAGGTTGTATGTGCCCAAACCACCGCTGGCTGTGCCAAACGATGTGATGTATGAGCCTGCGGTAATGCCCGTGCCGCCAACATATTGGCCAATAGTCAGGGGTTCACCGGAAAGAATGGATGTAACCGTCATCACGGTGCCAGTTACGGAACCAGTCACGACAGCTTCGGTTTGGTTCAGACCAGTACCCATGTAGGTAACTGCTGGGCCAAGGAAAAGGTCATCAGAAAATTGAGGCATCGTCTTTCTCCATGAAAAGTTTGACGAGATTTGAAAAAGGGGTGGAGTCGGACTCCACCCCTGCTTTGCTTAGATACCGGGGGTACCGTAAGCGCAACGTGGATCTGTGTAGCCCACGTCGTAACGCTCAGTCGCTTTGTAGCGCATGGAGTCGGTTTCGAAGTCACCTTCCATGGTCTTTTCCAGACGACGGCGCATCAGCAGCTTGAAGCCCTCTGGGGCGTCAGTCTGCACCCACCATGCGGTGGACGAGGTCAGACGCGACAGAACAGCGGCACCTTCGTCCAGCAAGCCAATCGACTTGACGGGGTTGATGTCGTTGTTGGCGTTGCCAGTGCGAAGAACGCTCTTCAGCAGAACTTCGGCTTGGAAGATGTTGCCGGGGGCGACCACCAGTTGGCGGGGCACCAGACGGATCTTCTTGCCGTTGTTGTCAACAGCTTGGCGAACCTGAATCAGCATCTGCTCCAGAGAAGTCTGGGACAGCACAGCGGCGGTGGCCAACTGGTTGCTGAAGGTACCGTTCACGATGGGGTGAGCGGTGTTGATCAGGGACACGCCGTCGCCACCGGGGTAGGCGCTGTTGAAGGCGGTGCTCAGCACGTTTGCGGCCAGCAGTTCTTTGGTTTCCACCAGAGACTGAGCCAGATGGCGTGCATACACTTGGCCGATACGGATGTGGTCACCGTCTTCCACCAGCACTTTGGTCAGGGCGAAGGCCAAGCCATACACCTTGTACACATAGCGCTTCAGGAACAGGACGCCACCTTGTTGGTAGGTCACTGGGGTGCCGTCGGGCAACTGAGGAGCCGCGCCGAAACCGTACAGGACGGGTTCTTCGTGGTAGTTGCGAGGAATGCCGTCTTCTTCACGGAACACACGGCTCCATTCGTCGGCACGTTGGTCATAGACTCCGTCGAAGCACTCATTCAGGATGGGTTCAACAATCGAACGAAAGTCCGTACTGCGCATTGGGGCTGCCATTTTCTGGTACTCCTAATTAAGCGATTGCAGTGGCAGCGCCAAAGAATTGCGAGTTGGCGATCACGACACGCACGATGGTGTACGAGTCACCCCATGCATTGTCAACGTAGGGAGCGAGGTCAACCACGCGAACTTGACCTTGCGAACCGTTGCCCACTGCAGAAGCAGAGTTCAGGGTTGCTTGCGACAGACCAGTAGTGGTCGAGCCAGCAGTCAGGTTGTTCAGGTTGAATTCGTTACCGATGGTGGTTTGAGCCATCGAGCCGTCGGCTTGGATTTCATACACGATGTTTTGGTCGTTGTAGAAATAAGCGACGCACGAACCAGCGGTGTACGCTGTGTTGGCAGGCCAGTAGTTCGACACGCGACGACGGCCAGTGGTGTCAGTCCACTCAACGCCAGCAAACGCACCAGCGAGAGCGCCAGTGGTGCCTGCAGCGATGATGGTACCGAGAGTACCGCTGTTGGCAGTCGTACCGTATTGAACGGGTTGACCTTTCAAGATGTTGCTGGCATAGCCAGAAGTGATGCCGTTTGCCAACGCCTGAGCGCGATCCAGACCAGAAGGATGGAACGCAGGACGCAGGCCAAACGGAGCAGAGGTAGAACTCATGTGAAACTCCTTGGGTTAGCCCGAAAATACGGGCAGTTTGGGTGCATGCTGATCAAAATTACCAAGACCTTCACCCTCGACGTTCACCAGCGACTTGCCGTTGCTGTCACGCTGCCCTTGGAGGCTCTCAATTTGGACACGGATCTTGTCAGCTTCCTCACGAGGCTTCTCGTGGTGCTGATAGAGCATGACCTCTTGGTAGACGTCCATGGGGAGTTTGAACAGCAACATCTCGTTGCAGGAGATGTATCCAACATGCTCACCCGCCTTCACGCGATAGTCTTCATAGCCCGGTAACTCTTCAGATTTAACTGGAACGTACCCAAGGCGAATCCGCTTGTCGATGGAGTCGTAGCTGTTGGTTGTCGAAAGCCAGCAAAGGTGCCACCCATCCATGTTGGGCAGTTTTGGCAAGGCTGATTGCGTCCATTCCTCACTCCACATCTTGCGACGTTCCTGATTCGAAATGAACTTATCCTCAGGTGCTGCGCGGCTTGCGTCCTCGCTTGCGCGATCATGGCGACCACCAGCATTGAGAGATTTTTTGAGACGGGATTCCATAGTCATTCTCCAAGTATTGATTAGCGGCGACCAGCGTTTTCGCGGTCGAATTTGATGAAGTTGTCGATCATTGCTTTCTTGCGTGCAGGGTTGTCCCACGCGCCCACTTCTTTCATGGCCTTGACCCGTTCGGGTGAAAGCACGAACTGTGTGCGGTTGGTACCACCAAATGCGGCAGAAGCCTCACGACCTGAACTTCCCACTACGTTCCTCGGTTTCCTGACAGCGGAATCGCTGCCTGATGCCTCATTGTAGCGATGAGGCAGTGCTCTTTGCAAGCGGGAATCCAATTCGTCCCAATAATCTGGGTCGGATGGGTTCCAGCCTTCCGTGACCAGCAGTTCGTCAACCTTCTTGGCGATCTGGCTGTCACGATCTGAAGTGTCCGGCTTGTACCAGCTATTGCGCTTCATCCAGTCAGCGGCATTGCGCTGCACGGATGGGTCAATCACCGGGACTTCACGTTGTTGTTGCTGCGGCTGGCGCAGGGATTGTTCTGCCTGCTGTTTGGCACGGGCAAACTCACCAACTGCGGCCTGAGCCTCGTTGAACATGGTCTGCGCTTCGACCATGGCGTCACCATCACCAGCGCGGACGGCCTCGGCCATCTTCATCTTGGCGTATTCCAGACGCACTTTTTGGTCTTCCAGACCTTTGTCGAGGCGTGCGATCTGGCTGTTTTGCGATTCACGCTCCACATTGGCCAGACGGCGCTTGAATTCCTCGTTTTCGCGTGCCAACTGCTGCAGACGAAGGTCTTTTTCCTCGTTGGTCTTGCGAATCAGGTCTTTTTTGGCCCGACGACGTGCTCGTTTGGCCGCACGGACGGCATCGGAGTCGTCGTCGTGGTCTTCGTCGTCGCCAGAGACCTCGCCACCGTCGGCTTTTTCGGCCTTTTCAGCGGGTTTTGAGGCGTTTTCGTCGCCGTCCAAGGGCAAGTCAATGCCTTCGGGCAAATCAACCACTGCGGAGCCGTCTTGCGTCTCCTCAATGCTCAATTCTTGGTTGTTTTTGTCTTCGGTAGCCATGTGATCCTCCAATTAGACGTAGGCTTTGAACGACAGCGGGTCATCGGTGACCTTCGCAATCAGTTCGTGGTCGTTCAGGGTCATGAAAAGCACGGGATCTTCCCCGTCTTCGGTGTCTGGTGCCTTGCGCTCCCAACGGTCACCGCCCCAACGAGGGACGCGCACGTAGTCGCCAACTTGCGCCCAGCTACCTTCCGGCCATGACTGCATGGTCTCGCGGTTTTTGAAGGCCAATGGGCCAATCGAAACCACCTTGCCAATCATGTTGTTCCACTTTTCGGCTTCTTTGGTTTCATCGACGATGATGATGCGACCCGCTTTTTTCTTGATGCGGCGCAACTGGACGATGACTCGTCCACCAAAGGGTGCCTGACCCGGATTCACGTCAGGGAATGCCCACGCCAGTTCAACTGGATCGGACACGCCTGCGGCTCCGTCAATGGTCGGGATCGGATTTTTCTCACTCATACTCACTCTCCTAAAACACCATATTTCAGGTGCATCGTTAAAGCGCTTTTCAGCGCGGCCTCAGTCCCGGAGTGGGACTTATTCTTTGTTCTTCTCTTCATCCAGCAGCTTGTCGATGGAGTCGAGGACGTATTGCAGTCCCTGACCCTCACCGACCATGCGCTGGTACGACTCCCAGTTGAATGCGTTGCCCAGCAAAAGGGACTGCGCAATCTCTGCCTGTCGCAGCTTGATCATGTGAATGACCGAAGCGATCATTTTTTCTTGGCTTGGGCCAGACCGCCTTGGGGTTTGGCATTGCCGCCACCCATGCTCTGGCCGTTGATTGGAGCACCTTGTGCCAGACGCTTATGCTGGGGCACATTGATGCTCTGTTGCTCTTTGTCAGACGTTGCCATTTGGCACTCCTTGAGGTTGTGGCATGCCCTGTGGCATACCTTGAGGTTGTGGCATACCTTCTGGCATACCGGGTTGACCTGCGCCCATGGTAGCAGGGGCAGGGGGTACTTCTGCTGTCGCGATGTCCGTGATGGTCTGGTGCGTCAGCTTGGCGTTCTCGATGGCAATCTTGGTCTTGTTGTCGTCCAAGTGCTTGGCCATGTCCGCCTGCAGTCTGCGGTTGTCCAGTTGCAGACGGGCTTGGTCGTCCTGCGCCTTGCGCTGGGTCTCGGCCATGCTGGTGTCGTGAACCACTTGCGCGTCGGGAGGCAAAGCCTGCTTCTGAGATTGCTGGCGCTTTTGAGCCATCTGAATGAGTTGCTGGAAGGCTGGCGCAAACTGGCCAAACACTTCCTTGGTGTCCAGAGACACATGAGCACCCACCGTGGTGTACAACTGGTCGATGGTGCCTGTCAGCAGCGGATCGTCGTAGTTGTCCACAGGTTTTCCGCCGCGAGACTGAGCCACGTAGCCATTGCTGCGGTTCAGATACCACAGGGTCATGTGCTGCTTGATGTGCTCGATCAGGTTGTTCAGGTAGTTCGGGTCTGCGAATGGCGACTGGCCCAAGAATGGGTTCATGCCAAACTGCAGGTGATCCTGAATGTGCGCGATGTGATCCTGCTGCATGTACGCATAGGCTGGCTGGCCAATGAGCATGGCAGCGTTCTCGTCTGCCGATGTGCGCTGCTCTGGAGCCGGGACGTCCTTCATCAGTTCGTTGATGTTGGGGATCTTCATCTGCTTGAGCGAACGGGCCAACACGTTGTTCATGTTGAACTGGTCGGGGTGCTTGTCGGCCAGCGCCAGCACAGCCTGCATCTGGGCCATGCGTTGCGTCTCACTGAAGATGTGAGGGTCAGACACCGGGATGACGTCGGTGTTCTTCTGGAAGTCGTCGCGGGTGATTTCCAAGTCGGCCACCACGTCAGACTTGCGCATCTCGTCGAAGTGCCAGCGGTTCAGGCGGCACAGAATCTTCAGCACACGGGCCTGTGACTCGTGCAAGCGTGCATGGATCGACGAGAACACCGCAGCGCCCTGCTCAATCAAAGCCTGTGTGGTTCCCACTGGAGCCTGAGCGTTCACGTCGGCGATCTTCTCCTCGCTGGTGGACACTACGCCCTTGGCTGCTGTGTCAAGCCAGCCCAGAAGCTGGAACAGCACCTGTGAGGGTGGATTGAACGGCATGGGCATGGCGATCTGGCGAATGTCCTGCACGCCGGGTGCGCCTTCAATCTCCACGATCTGGGTCACGTCCACCTGCTGGCTCTGGCCAGACATCTTCGCGCCCTTGAGCTTGAGTATCGTGGCGGCGTTGTTTATGTGAGCCGAGTCCAGCAATGCACGCAAAGAACCAGTGAGAGCGGCAGACAGACCACCAATAAGGTGAGGAAGACCAATCGCATAGGCACCTCGCCATGGAATGAACTTGAACTCCACGATCCAGTCCAGCTTGGACATGGTGTCGTCGGACTCTTCCCAGTTGCGGTACAGGCCCACCACTTCGTTGTCGAGTTCGTCGATCATGAGGATGTACGGGGCCATCTCGCCCTTGCTGTACTTGTCTTCCTCCAACTCCAGATAGACGTAGACGTGGTACACCTTGCGCACGCCGTCTTCGTTGTCTTCCCACTTCTTGCCCTCGATCTTGTCGTTGGCTTTCTGTGCTTTGGTCTGCTCCGGCTCCATGGTCGACGACACCAGATTGATGTCGCGGTACATGCCGTTGCTCACACGGCGCTTGAACTCCCACTCGGTGATTTCGTGGACTTCAGCAGCACGCTGGGCTGTGTAGAAGTTCGTTGCCGCGAAGGGAAGGATCACACGGTCGATTGGCAAGAACTCCACGCATGGGCGTTTCTTTTGTTCGTCGAACCAGATCTTGAAGTACTGTGAGCCGCCCAGTGGCAGTTGGGTCAGCAGTTGTTCTTGCTCATCGCGGAACTCTTCAATTTGCTCGGTGATCTGCCAGTTCAGGTAGTCACGCTTGCGCTCTGCACGCTCGGCCTTGATGTCGTCCATCTTGCCCAGCACCTTGGTGCGGACAGGGCCGTCTGGTGGGAACATCTCTTTGATGGCCTTGGCCGCAAAGTCCACGCAGCCTTCAGCCATAGCAGGGTGAACCACCTTGGATGCGCCCATGAACGTAGCGCCACCGGGGGCGTCGTTGCCCATGCCCGTGCGCTTGATGCCTTCCTCGTACTGCTTATCACGCTGCTCTCGGGCGTCCTTGTCCTTCTTCAGCAGGTCGATGTAACGCATGGCCAACTTGCCAAGTTCGTACTCGTCATACGTTTCGGCCATGTTGGCATAGAAGTCGGGGTTCTCTTCCGGGCCACCCTCGTCGATGGTGACAATGGCCGAGCCGTCCGGCTGCTCTTCCGTCTCGATTTCAGGCAGATCCACAAGGGCGCTGCCGTCATCGTTCTCGGTGATTTCCAGATTGGGGTCGAGGTCTTCCATCACTTAGCTTTCTTGGATTTGCGGCTCAGTTCAAGGGCCATGGTGTCTTGATCGGTGTGGAGTTTAACCCCGCCACCCTTTTTGTAGCCTTGCTTTTGTAGGCCAGTCAAGAACTTTTCAGACAGGAACTGTGCCGGAGTGTTGCGGGTCAGATCCATGAAACCGATGGGGCGGCCTTTGGTCTGACGAATCTGCTCATGGAATTCAGGCAGCATCACCTCGCGTGGCACAGGGTGGTACATCACGCCAAGGTCTTCGCCGTGCAGAATGTGCGGGAAGGCTGGGTGCAGATCAGGTCGGAACGAGCGCTCACCTGTTGTCTTAAACAAGCGAGGGCCGATGGCGTGAGTCGGAGCACCCAGCAATTCGGGTTCAGTCGTCTCGCGCACAATCTTGTCGTAGTCAAAGATCTGACCCTTCTTGCCGCCCACCGTTTGGCCACCCATCAGGTCAGCCATGACTCGGCGTTTGTCGAATGTATTCAGGTTTTTGAAGAAGTTTTTGCCAGCGATGTCGGCGTTTTCAAAGATTGGTGCGCCTTCCTTTGTCTTGGCTGCTGCCAGTCTGGCATTGATGGCTGCACGCAACTCGGGCGACATTTTGCCGGACTTGATGCCCTTCTTGAACTGATCCAGCAGCAAGTCAAATACCATCTGATTCGATGTGTGCTGCGTTGGCGCTCCAATCAGGGCAGACCACAAGACATCGTCACCTGCTGCATTGGCAATCTTGGATGCGGCTGCTGCAGTGTTCACGCCCCATGCTGCGTTCTTGTAGCGGGGGTCAACATGCTGCAGCGACGAAAAGCCCGGGCCGCCGAGAAAGCCGCCGCCGACCTTGGTGCGGTCGGCTTGGGTGACCTTCAGGGTCTTGCCTTCATGCTTGCCCAGCGCCTCAGATGCCTTGACGGCCATGGGGTTGTATTTGTTAGCCAAAGCCAAACGCATTTCGTCGACATTTTTAGCCATGCCACCTTTGTCAAAGTGTGCTGTGCCGCCTTCCTTGAGGCCTTGCGTCTCAGGTGTCACGCTCCCGCCCATGGCATCCATTGCCGGGCCTTGTGGAGTCATGATCAGAGTGTCGCTGCCATCCACTTGGCCGCCTTCAGCCAACTGCTGGGGCTGCTGCTGAGGCTGCTTTCCACCACCGATTGCAGCCAGCGCCTGACCCTGTGGAGTCATTTGCAGGATGTTGCCACCGCCTTTTGGCCCCATGGGAGGCTGGCCATCAGCACCGGGCATGCCTTGAGGTGCTTGGCCCGGTTGCTGCGGCTGCTGGCTTTGCTGAGGGGGCATCAATTGCTGGCCGGGCTGGAACACGCTCATGTCGACACCGCCCACTGGGGGTTCGCCATTGTCAGGACGACCTTGTGGGGGCACATACGCCTTCACGCCAAGGCTGGGGGCTTCGTTCACACCAATGGACTGCAACTGGCTCAGGCCAGCGAACCGGGTCTTGTTGTCCAGTTCCATTCGCATCTGGTCAATCGAGGGCACCGTACCGCCAGCCGCTTTGTGGACGATGTGCTCTTTGCCGCTCTTGTGGTTAATGAAGTATCCGCTGTGGCCAGCCAGCTTGATGGCCTGTTGAATGCGGGGGTCTTCGATGATCTTGTAGCTGCCTTGAGCCAGTGAGCCAGCCAAGTGCTTGGCCACGTCGGGGATCTTGTTGAAGTCGCGGTGCTTGGCGGCAATGCTTGCGACGTTCTCGACGTGCTCTGGGTTCTCGTAATCGAATGGTTTCACGTTGCCTCCTTGGGCTTTTGCAAGTGGTGTGCCCTCAATGATGGATTGATTTTGTCCAACTCGGTTCAAGGCATTTGGGTTTTTGTCGTATGACTCCAATGGGAAGTTGGCGCGGCGCTCTTCGTCCGTCATGTTCAGTCGCTTTTGCACTGCGCGTGCCTCGGCCTCTCCAGCCAGCAATTCGTACTGCTTGAATGGATCCATGTTCACGTATGGAATCAGTTGCATTTTGTCAGCCATGCGGCTGTCGTATTGCTGTTTAAGTGCGGCCTTTTGAGTTGGATCATTGGTTTGATCCATCTCCTGCAAAAATCTAGTCATTTGATTGTTGTGGTTTTCTACCATTGACTCTGCTCGTTTTTTTGCTTCCCAGAACTCTTGAGGGTTGCCGCCACGAGGTGTGTTCTCGATTGACTGAATGGCGTGCTGCACTTCGTGTGTGGTCACGCTTTTTGGGTCGTTCTTGAGACCTGCGCTGTAAATGTTGATGTTGTCACCATGCTGCGACCCATGGGCACCGGGGCCGCCATTTGCGCCCTGACGCAAGATGTGCTCTTGCAACTCAGGATAGGCCTTGTACAACTCGGGATGCTCGTATGCGTGGCGGAGGAAGTTCCCCGTGAACTGTGGGTCGGAGTTCAGGCCAAAGACTCGACGCAACTCATGGTCAAGTTCACCCACCTGACCTTTGATTGCCTTGCGTGCGGCGATGGCTTCTTTTGGGAATAGATCAGACACCACCTCTTTGCCACGCCCAAGTGATTCGGCGATGGCTTCCTTGAGGGCGGCCTGCTGCTCTTTGTTGGCCTTTGCTTTGCCTTTGATGTCTCCGGCAAAGTTGTACACCGCTGGTCGGTCGTTGATTTCCTGACGCCACGCACCCTCTGGGCCACGATAGGTGCCAGTGGCCTGCCAAATCTCTTGGGGAGTGGCCCCGGCATGCTCCATCTGGACTGCCTTGTAGGCGTTCTCGACATTCCACGTCTTGGCCTTGGGGCCGATCATGATGCCAGCCATGCCCACATTGCCGGGGCCAAGTGCCCCCATGATCTGCTCACCCGTAGGTGCTGGCAGGCTCTTGGCATACGCCACCGGGTCTTGCACCATGCGCTTGACGTTGCCGGGAATGCCGCTCACCTTTTCGTACATGCCCTGCAGGTTGCGTCGTGCTGTGTCAATCGGAGTCAGTGGCTGACGTGGGCCGACTGCTTGCTGGCGCAGTTCTTCGAGCATTTGCTCGACGCTGGGTTGTTTGGGTGATGCCATGGATGCCCTCGGGGGATGTTGCCCCGATTATGCCTTCAGGTCTGCCGCAAGTCTACGGATGGCCTGCACGCACTCCAATGGGCCGACCGTGGCCATAGTGCCGCCCGTCGTCAGGGTCTTTTGCATCAGTTCCCACTTGCGGCGCTCCAGTGCTGTGCAGGCGTCCTCAGCCAACTGCAGGCCTTGCTTGCGTCCCTCGGCCAAGCCCCTCAGGTACTCGGCTGTCAGGTCTTCACGGTCAAACTGTCTCATGGTCAGGTTCCAGTCAGGTGGAGTCGGACTCCACTGTAAGGTTGGTGCAAAGTGGAGTCGGACTCCACTCAAGCCGAATACGGGTTGGTCATTGACCTCACCCGTTGGTTGTACTCGTCGGCGTCGAAGATGTCGTCCTCGTCGATGTCGTCCCGTGGTGGTGCGTCGATGCTGATCCAGCCGCCGTCCCTTAGGTAGCGCAGGCCTTGAGAGATGCAGTCCACGAACTCGTCATGCACCGTGCCCTCTGGGAAGCTGCAGATCTGGCTCACCATGCCCTCGGCCCAGTCCCTGACAAACCCCTTGCGCTGGCTGCTCTCAGGCACCCAGACACGTCCAGCACGGATGATGTTGGCCACGATGGACAGGCGCTGGGTCTTGTCCGCCTTGCCCGGGTTGTAGCCGATCACCGGGAGG